GTTGACGGTGAGTTTAGTGGCAACACATACGGCTCTATTGGGCTAGAGGGTGTTGTAACAACAGCTTACGAAGACATCACCGAGGAGCAGGCAATTGGCTGGGGTTAAAATCAGCGATGGGTGAAGAAACTGTTGCAGCTACTGAAGCAGCGGTAGCAACTCAGATTGAAGCTAAAAAGAACCCTGTGGCGGCCTCTGGTACGCCTTGGTAAGTTAACGGGAAGCCACCGCCCGACCTCGGTGGCGCATTAAAGGAACTACGATGGAAAACAAAAAAACACCCATCCAGATCGACGGCGTTGACTATCAGTTTGAGGACATGACGCAAGAGCAGCAGATGCTGGTCAACCATGTCGCAGACTTAGACCGCAAACTCAACTCCGCACGCTTTAACGTAGACCAGCTACAAGTTGGCCGTGACGCGTTTATGTCGCTGCTTGCCGAAGCGCTAAAGCCCAAAGCTGAGGGTGACGAACTAATCCCGGCTGATGAGTTATGACAAAAGATACATCCAAAATGAAATATACACCTACTGTGGAAATAGAAGAAGCAAGGTTATCCCTAGAATTCTTACTCAAACATTTAGAGTCTAACGATTTGGATAGTGCTGAGGATACCCTTGATGTTATCTACATGCATTTAGGCCATGTAAGGGGTTACATAAGTGCGGAGAAATCATAATAATAAAAGATAAGTATCCAAAGAGTGCTAGCTGATAAAGATTAAGCCCCGAACTAGTGGAACTAGAACGAGGCCTTCTTTTACTATAATTTATTATAAGGGCTATGCCCCTTTATACTAACTATTTTTAATTAAATTTACTTATTGCCGTTAACGAAAGCGTAGAACTTGTTGGCTGCTTCTAGTACTGCTTCGGCACCAGGAACAACAGGCATTTCTACCTTGGTAACAACTTCATCGCATTCTTTGGTGACAGCCATTTCATAACCAGCAAACTTAGCATGATAATCTTGCCACGCTTGACTTTGAGCCATCTCTAATACTTTGGTACGGATTTCATAACCGTTTTTATTTGTTGTGATTTTTAGGCATTGCCGCCTTGAACATTTCAGCAACTTCCTGAGTTTTGCTTAAAGATAGCTTTCGCCGTAGGTTGTTTCTACTTTTGACATAATATTTTTCCTTTTGTGTGTCTATGTGTGTAATATATCAAGTACTATTGTTTCCCTGATACACTATTATATATGTCTTTGATTAAAAAGTCAACCTATTTCTTGAACTTGTTTACTCGTTCTTGAATAAACCCAACCACTAGGTCACTGAGCACTACTTCATAGTGGTTAAAATCTACTTCTATTAGTTCCATATCTGCGTGGTGCTTTTGACTAGCAATAGTTACTACACCATCATTGGGCTCGTGCATAAATGGACTTTGTCCTTTGACTGTTACTACATTAGTCCACGGATGCTGTATTTTAATCTTATCAGCCTGTTTCATTGCCCAACTGCTAGGGCCAATATCACGCATCAGTCGACTAAATGGTAAGAAATATTTGGCATAGTCTGCGGATGCTGCACCACCATAGGGGGTGCTTAGTGTTATGGCACCTTTAACAGCATTGGGCATGCTATTAGCTAGATGCAAACTGTAGATGCCACCTAGACTGTGAGCAACAAACACTAGATCAGTCTGCCCGTCTAGTGCTGCCTGCATGTCTTTTAGATTATTTTCAAACCCATTGCTACTGTCGTAATTGACGTCTATGCCGCCACCTAGTTTGTTTTTATATAATTAAAACTTTCACTGGTAGCATTAGCACCATGTATGTACACTATTTTCATAGTGTATTTACATTTATCTACTATGTGCCAACTGTTGAATCGACAGGTACTCTATGCCATGAACACAGCAATAAATGCTATTAAGAAAATCAAGATAGCGCCTGTAATGGGTAGAACAATGTGCATTACATGCACTACTTCTTCTGTTATGTCTTTTTCTTCTGGGTCAGACGCTGTGCCAGTGTCTTCTTGTTGATTTATTGTTGTCATACTGTATATATCCGTGTTTGTTACGTAGATTTAATTCTGGTTGCTACTGCCCAGTTGCCACGCAAGGCAAAATATAGCCCGCCACACCACAAAGAAAAGTGCATGTAGTCAGTCATTACAAATGTCAGCAGGTCGTCAGGTCTGATTACTACCCAAATCACTCCGGTTGCAATACAGCACATGGTGATACCGCAGAATCGTGTGATCAAGTCACCAGTCACTGCCACAACATAGTTGTCCCGCAGTCCTGGCAGTGTGGTTAGTGCGCCTAATAAAAGTCCTATACCAGCAGCAATTTCTCCAAATACAACTACCCACCATATCAATGCTGGTAACCCAAATGCTTCGCCGCCAGCAGGATCGAACGGCATTTTACTTAAACCCTGCTGAATAAAGATCAGCGCTAGTGGGATACGCAGCAGAATATGGCTTAGGCTAAAATCTGGTAATAGATTCCAATAGTTTCTTATATTAACTAACATTTAATATTTCCTTTATATTCTGTAATAGTTGCGTGATGCGCACTACTTACTGGGTTGGTTGAACCATGCTTCCCATTCTTCGTCAGACACAGGCCACATTATGGATGAACCTCAAATGGGTGATCATCAAACGTTGGCGTATCAGCAGACATAAGTTTTTTTGCCAACTCATGATGTCCCAACCTAGCCAGTGTGGCAGCTGCTCTTGCTCTACCTAGTGCTTCAAAAAACTCTATAATTGTGTTAAACATTTTAAAACCTTGTATAGGGCTGTTTGCCCTGCATTAACATATGGTATGCGTATTCCCAGTCTTTTGAATATTCAGACTTGGCATAACGCATAATTTCTTTATCGTACTTGCTGTCGCAGAATACTGCAACAAGCTGCTTTAGCAAATTATACATACCATCTAGATACTTGCTGAGTACGGCTTTCGCCACTGATGATCATTGCATTGAACAATGCACAACCGAACGATTTGATGGAGTTTTTAATTTAGTAACCATACTGTGAGCTCCTTAGTGAGCGCTCGTACGTGCGTACCAGCTGTTCTAGGTCTGCTGTGCAGGTAGGGTTCTTGCTCTTAATAAAGAGTTCAAGTTTGCGTTGATTAGATGTGTCTAACCGAGTTACCACTCCTTGTAAGAGTGCTTTTAGTTTCTTAAACATTTTTTATTTCCTTGTATATGTGTGTGTGATTTTAGGAATCAACTATCCCTGGTCTTTGCCAGTGTCAGTCAGTTGTAAGGCGTAGCAATCGCCCAAGTCTTTCCTTGTGTCATCAGTATTAACCACTAATGGTTTTTACTAACATCTTTATTTATACAATAATACACTCATTAGAGTAATTTTCCTATGGTGTTTGCATGGATTAAATAGAAAAATTAATAGACTTGTAATCAAACTGTAACATATGTACTACTAAATAAAACAAGATGCATTATAAAAGTATATTCATAAGTGACATACATTTAGGTACACGGGGGTGTCAAGCAGACGCTCTCTGTGCTTTTTTAAAAACACACACCTGCGATAATCTATTCCTAGTTGGCGACATACTAGATGGCTGGAGACTACGCAAACGTTGGTACTTCCCGCAAAGTCACGCTAACGTAATACGCAGCATATTAACAGCAGCTAAACGCAATACCAAAGTATATTATATCCTGGGCAATCATGATGAAGGATTAAGAACTTTTTTAAAGTTTGACATTAGCTTTGGACGTATTAAAATCCTAAACAGGTATGACTACACAGCAGTAAACGGCAAAAAGTATCTAGTCATACATGGCGATTTCTTTGATGTACTAATGAAAGATAAGAAGTGGTTAATGCACTTTGGTGACACGCTTTACGATAGCACGATATGGTTTAACATACAGTTTAATCGTGTTAGAAAACTAATAGGCATGAACTACTGGAGCCTAAGTAAATGGCTCAAAGACAATACCAAACAAGCAGTTAAGTTTATCAACCGCTATGAAGAATATGTAGCAGAGTATTGCGAGAATAAAGGCTACGACGGAATCATCTGTGGTCATATACACCATGCAGAGATTAAGAAGATAGGCCGTATAGAATATATGAATGACGGCGACTGGGTAGAAAGTGCTACAGCTTTGCTAGAACACCTAGACGGAACATTTGAAATCTACACTCACAGCAACCCAACTTAGGAGTCAGATGATGTGGTTATTGATAATACTAGCAGTACACATAAACGATCCAAGTGATCAGCCGGCGAGATTAACGATGCAGTTTCCAAGTGAACAACAATGCCGGTCAGCGGCTGACACTCTTGGATACGATATAAAATTTAAACAATTTAAATTGGAGGCAATATGCTCTCAGAAAAAATAACCATAGTAGTCCCTTGTAAGAATGAAGAAGATTATATTGAACACTTATTAAACGACCTACGTAAACAACAAGGCATAGGTAACACCAAGATTATCATTGCTGATGCAAGCACAGACAATACTCGTAAAGTGATCAACGAAAAGAAGAGCAACTTAAACGTACAAATTATACAAGGTGGCCCTGTAAGCGAAGCAAAGAACAACGGAGCCAAGCAAGTAACGACTCCTTACATACTGTTTATTGATAGTGATGTACGTTTCTTTTCAGACAGTGTTATCGTTGACAGTGTGCAAGCACTAGAACAGCAACAGTTAGATCTAGTAGGGCTGTATATCAAGTGCTATGACAATGACGTTATAGCTAAGGTAGGGTTTACGTTATTCAACGTAATCAACAGTGTGATGCAACACTTTGTTCCATTTGCAGTAGGCGCATTCATGCTCACACGTAGAGATAAGTTTGAACAGCTAGGCGGCTTTCCTGGTAAGTTTCAAACTAGCGAAGACTTCTTTCTAAGTAAAATGTATGATGTTAAGAAGTTTAAACTACTTAACCATTACTTTGGACAAGACAGCAGACGTTTTCAAAAGATGGGATACTTTGGCATGGCCTGGTATCTTATTAAGAACTTTTTAAATCGCAACAATCAGAAGTACTGGGATAATATGGATTATTCTAAATATTGGGATTGACATTTAAATAAAGTCGTGTTAGTATAAAAGTATAGGAAAAAATATGAATATCGCAATAGCAGGATACGGTTTTGTTGGCAGAGCTCACGCAGAAGTTATGCAATACCGTCATTTAATTACTGTATCAGACCCAGCATTTCCTGAGTATAGCCATCCTATGCCTAAAGATACAGATGCACTAATTGTATGTGTATCAACTCCGCCGCATGAAAGTGGTGCGTGTAATGTAAATAACGTGTACGATGTAATATCAAACACACGTTCAGATATGCCTATTCTAATTAAGAGTACAATTAGTTTAGAAGGCTGGGATGCAATTAGAACAGAGTTTCCTAAGCATAGTTTAACATTTAGCCCAGAGTTCCTTGTTGCTAAAACTGCAACAGAAGACTTTAAGAATACTTCTCACTTGTATTTTGGCGGAGACGATACACAGTTTTGGCACAGTGCATTTGCAAAAGTATTCAAAGACTTTACTAGCACTGCAACAAGCGTTGAAAGTCTTATCCTAGGCAAGTATATGCGCAACAGTTTCCTTGCTACTAAGGTTGCGTTTTTTAATCAAGTCTATGATCTGTGTGCAGCGAACAATTTAAACTATGACGAAGTTGTTGCAGTAGTAGGTGCTGATCCTCGTATTGGTATGAGTCATACTTCCATCACAACAGAACGCGGCTTTGGTGGACATTGCTTTCCTAAAGACACTAGCGCAATCGTAAAAACAGCTCAACGCAGTGACATTGAGCTGAGTCTAATTCAAGAAGCTATTGCGTACAATAACCGTATTAGAGGTTAAGCCTCTTTGTTATAGTTTTCTAGGTGTTTGATGTATTCATCTATTGAATGATCACTAAAGCTATCTATCTTGCCTTGCTTTAGTCCCATCCAGATACCGCGCCAACGATCTTTAACCATCTGCCATCCAGTTGGGTTACGAACTTGTCCGTAGGCATTTAGGTAATGCTGTATACCGTGATGTCTAAATCCTAACAGCATAGGAGGAACAGTTGTAACAATATCGTTATTGTTCTTCCAACGATGATGCACTACGCCTAGGCTTTTAACATAATTAGGCCAACCTACTCTAGGCGAACCGTATGTGTAAAGCTCTTGCGGATTAGGAACGCTTGCATAAAGTCGGCAACGACTTGCCATAATAGTTGCCATCGCTGCGCCCAAACTGTGCCCACAGAACCAAACTGCCTTGCTTCGATTAACTGTACGAACTAGGTCGTCACATATCATTGGCCAAAGTTCATCTACTTCTGCTTTAAAGCCTTTGTGTACTCTACTGATAGTTTCGGCAACTACTGGAATAGCTCGCAGGTCTGCTGCAATATCATTGAACTGAGTAGGCTCAGTACCTCGACATGCAATTACCAAATCGTCTGCGTTCATGAATCGATATGCCTGAGCACCATCTTTATCATAAAACTCTACAGTTGTAAAGCCTAAACTCTTTGCTTGACTTTTTGCGTCCTTTAAGTTATTATAAGCAGTACTCGCAAGTTTTGCAAACAATAAGGATCTTTCTTTGAAATTCATCTCTGATATAGACATTATGCCCTCCCCCAAGTGTAGTACTCTTATTTATAACAACGCTAAATACATTATCGGAGCAACGCAATGAAAAAACGCACAAGAAGCATTTTAGAAGAACTCAACAGCTTTGGCCGCACATATAGTAGCGACAAACAAATTGAGACATCTGCTAATAATATCATCGAAAGTAGTATTAACTTGCTTAATAGAATCGCAAGTACATATGATGATGTAACAGCTGGCGAACTTGAGCGTAGATTTATCAATGCTATTAAAAGCGGAGATCCTAAAAAGTTTAGACGCGGTATCCAAAAAGTTATAGAGAGTAAGAATAATGACAGCAATTCTTAAAGAAGGCGGCAACGTATTTAAAAGTACAGAAGGTCCATTAACACAACGTATTGCTACTCAAGATGTACATCCTACGATTCAATTTATTGAAAAGATTACAGGCTTAGTATTTGATGAAGAAGATTGGCTAGGCACAACTGGTAAGAAGAATGACCCAGATGGAGCATTTGAAAAGAATAGCTCAGGTGACTTAGACTTAAACACAGATGCATCTAAAGTTAGCAAAGAACAACTAATTGCTAAACTTGCAGCTTGGTGCAAGGGACAAGGCATTCCAGACTTAGAAATTATGAACAAAGGCAAGGGGTTCGAAGCAGGTTGGATCAAGGACGCTGGTGACCAAGTTCACTTCCGTACACCTATCGACGGCACTGACCAAAAAGGATTTGTGCAAACAGACTTTATGTTTACAAACAATCCTAAATTCCAAAGAGGAGCCAAGCGTGGCGGAACAGCACAGTTCGGCGGAACAGACAGAGCAATATTGTTGTCAAGTCTAGCAAGAGGACGTGGACTAAAGTTTAGTCCTAAGTTTGGTGTTGTTGATCCTAACAACGGAGATGCTGTTGTTGCTGATGACTGGGATGAAATTGCATCGTTGCTATTAGGTAAAGGTGCTAAAGAAGCCGACACGCACACAGTTGAAAGTATACTTGCAAGACTCAAAGGCGATCCAGACTACGAACAGCTTATTGCTCCGTGGAAAGAAACAATGG